ATTCCGGTGGGCGGCATTGCCCTTCACGTCGTTCTCAACCAGTCCTGTATAGAGCTTGTGGATTTCAGCCGCCTCGATGTCAATGGCCCTGGCGGCATCCACCATCAGGCGCAACCCTTCCGGGTCCGACTTTGACAACTCTTCGAGTTTGGTGGAGTTGACGTTGCCATTCTCGTCAACAATGTCCGCGAGGTCATCCCCCAGCTTCGACCAGAACGTCCTGGCGGCATCATCCTGAGCCGCCTTGATCGCGGCCTGGGATTTGTTAAGCCGGTTCTCCTTCTGGAGCGATTCAAGTTCTTTCTGTGTGGGCTTGAGCTTCTGCTCGACTATCCGGTCTGCCGCCTCCGCAATCCTGGCCTCGTCGAAGTCGTCATCGGCCCAGTCAACATCGTGGGTCTTGAAAAACTCCTCATGCGCTGGGGCCTCCTCGTCAAAGGTCTCGCCAGGGTGCGCTGCCTCCCACTTCTTCGCATACTCCTGAAGGGCAACCAACGACTGCGAATATCTCTCGGCAATCCCTTTGTACTTGGGGTTCTTGTCTCCGTACAGTTCCTCCATCTTCTTGAGCACGACCACCTTTCGCTGGTCTGATTCGCCCAGTTCGGCTGGCTCTGCTGGCTTCTCAGCCTCCTTTTCGATGGCTGGCTTAGCCATTCCGCGAGCGACACCCTCCGCCGCTGCGGAAGCAATCTCGGCGGCGGTAAGGGGCGGCGCGGCTGGCGCCGGTGCGGGTTTGGGTTTCACCGGAGCCGCCTTTGGCTTGAACGGCGCTGGCTTTGCGGCGGGCTTTGGTTTGGCCTCGCCGTCCGCCCCTGTCAGATGCTTGTTCAGGAATGCCTGGACACCGGACAATTCATCTGGCGACATCTTTTCGGGCTGCTCCTTGGCTGGCTTTGGGTCAATTGGGTGGTCAACGCCAGTCTCGCCGGAGGGGCGGCTATTGCTTTTGTCTGGGGTTTGCTTGGTGGGGTTAGGGTATTGTGCCATAGGTCAGGATAGTTTTGTGATTCGGAACGGTTTTTCGCTGTCTCGGAACTCGCGCAGTATCTGCAAGAACGTCTCGTAGCGCGTCGCTTCCTGCAGGTGGTGGTTGGCGGATTCGAGCTTAAGCGCGTGACCACCAGCCTTGACGGCATCCTCAAGGGCCTGGGCCGCCAAGTCTTTCATGGAGGATTCTGCCAGTTTGACCAAGGTGTTGAATGGCCCCTTCGACATCCACAGCCGGAAGTCTCGCTCTTCCTCTTCGCTTAGTGGCTGAGTCTGCCGGTCAATCATTCAGCCAACTTAAAGCGCACACTGCCAGTTTTGGCAATAAGAAAATTACGCTTCCGACTTTGGTTTTTCAGCCGCCGCCTTGGCTTCAAGCGCCGCGCCGTGGGCTGCAGTGGCGGAATCAATCGCCATTTCAGACCGTGCCTTCTCGGCATTCAGTTGAATTTCCGACTTCGTGAGGGCCTGCTTGCGCTCGATCTCGGCCTGGAGACTGGCGTTCTTGCGCTGCTGCTCGCTATGGAACGCGGCATCCTTGCGCCGCTGGTCGGCGGCAGTCTTCTCCGCCGCAATCCGATTCTTGTCCTGCATGGACGCGGCAACCTGATAGATGCCCTGAAGCTGCTGGATGACCTGCTGCATTTGGGTCAACTGCTGCTCGCTGTTTGCCATCTGTCCGGCAATGGGCTTGGCCAGGTTCTCCTCGACGGCTTTGAGCGTTGCCTGCTGCGCGGCCTGGATCGCCTGCAGAATGTGTGCGGGTACCTGGTCCTCAGCCTCACCTTCAGGCAACTCGTTGAGTTTGAAGTCTCGCGGGGCTCCGCCCATCTTCGCCGCCTGCTCAAGCAGTAGCAGAAGATTCTTTGCACCAACCTTCTTGAACAACTCAGGCTGGGCTGCAACCGTTCCGACGGTCTGGAAGATGATCGCTGAGACCTCTTTCTCCCGCGTGTTGTCCGGACCAGCATTGGACGCGGCAAACCCTTCCAGCCGGAGCGCCTTCTTGTTTCCCTCGACGACCACAGTCTCGCGGTTCACTTCCTTGATCGTGAATCCCATTGCGTCCAGGTGGGCGCGCAGGTTCGGGATGTCGGAGGAGACCTCGGCGGAAATCTTCGGGTCAAGGTAGGACGTGGCGGCCTTGTGAATCTGTCTGCCCCAGGCGTCAAGGCCCTCGTCAACGTAGCTGCCAGTGAAGATCACCTTGTTGGTGCTGGCTCCGCCGGTCTGCTGGAGTTCAAACTTGCTCTGCTGGTGTGTGGCTGCCGCGCCGACTTCCTGTGAGGAAATCTGGAGCACGCGCTCCATGATGGACAGCACAACAGGGAACATCTGAAGCAGTTCCTGAATGTTCTGCTTCTCAAGCTGGGCCGGGATGAAGGCGGCGCGCACGTCCAATCCGATGCGCTGGTTAAGCGTCGAATCGAATCCGATGAAATTCATGCCGCGATACATGCGGCTCCCAAGGTTCTTCGCGTTCTCGATGTCCGACTTATTTACGATGTTGGTGTCGTAGAACGTGAAGTTGGCCAGGTTCTGCTGACCGGTGAGGATGATCTGGCTCAGGATATTGCCGACATGGTCCTGCCACGGAATGATTTCCAACGACAGCGACGGGGTCCTTCCGGCCTGCTCGTCGTAGTCGTAGCCCATGAACCAGATAGGGTTATAGGCGCACGGCTCAGCCCAAATGATGGTGTCATCCCCCGCGACAATGAACTTGTGCCAGATTGGCCGGTCGTAGGTCTTGTGAAGCTTGCTTCCGACGTATTCCCCAAGGCCCCATTCCCTCGGGTTGAGTTTCATAAAGAACGGCGTCACAAAGACGGCCTGGTCCCGGTCATTGCTCGTGTACCACGCGGCTTTGTCCTCTCTGGAAACCGTGCCCCAGGTGACTTCTGGAAAGCGCATCGCGCACGGGTATATCTCCGAGAAGTAGTTCCCAGCATAGGGAGATTGGAACCAGTTCGTGCCACAGAACACTGACTTTCGATTCCAGTACATGGGATCGTCGAGGATGTCCCCGTACTTCATCACCTGCCAATGTCCGGCAAACTGGCAGCCGGTATCACTGTTGACGCTGGTCAACGGGTACATCTGGTCGTAGAACATGCGCGTCGGGTGCGGAAGGATATACCGTAGCCCTTCCTTGACGGTCTCGTAACTTTCGCGACCGGTGATCGGATCAATGCCGACAAGCTCGTCCTGGTAATTCCACTCCTCTCGCGTGAACGACAGCGCCACTCCATACTTGAGCATCTGCTGGATCGCCTGGCGAAGCACCGACGGATAGCCGTACCATGTGGAAATGGTCTTGGCGATGTCGGTCATTATCTCGCACAATACCTGGTTGCGAGACGTCATCTTCAGCGGGCGATAGTTGAGAATCGTCTCCGTGTTGCGCTCGTTGAAAATCTTCGCCAGCCGGATCGTGGTGTAGGCTTTAACCAGCGGAACGAATATCTGGAAGAACACCGGCGGGTTTGGGATGAGGCCGAATCCGGCCTTGTTCGCCAGCGGGACCTTGAGGAATAGGTCCTCCTCTTTAAGTCCCCAGGATTTCAACGCCGCTACGGTATCGTCTGCCGATAGGCGCTGAGAGAGGATGTTGTTGAGCAGGGTTGGCGTCGTCTGGTTGAACGGGACATCGTAGGCAATGTCAATCGCCGCGTAAGCCCTGGCCTCCTGCAGGTTCATGGTCCTGCCGTCTCGAATCCGCGCACTGATCAAGTCCACCAACCGCTTCACCTTTGCCGGGTATTCGGCGGGCTCGGCGGTGAATATCTTCCGGTAGGTCCCAGAGCTTACGCCTCGGGCCTTTAGCAAGGCCATGTCCATGCTCATAGTTGGTGGGATCGTGATGAAACTGTGTTATTTCGACATCAGCCGCGACACTGCCGGGTTTGCATAGCCTTCGGAGGCGCGCTCGCCAACGTCGCTGGCCTCGCCCATTGCCCCCGTCTCGCCCGGCTCAGCTTCTTCGGCCTCAGAGGATTCCTCGGGCTCGGCGCTGAGAACAATGAACCTGCCGGGAGACTCTTGCTGGACGCGCACGTTCTTGAAGGTGTACTCTTTGCCGTCTTCCCACTTGTCCACAACGCTTTGCCATTGCGGGTCGTTGGGATTAAGGTTTAAGACATTGTCATTCGAGCCAGCCTCGTCCTGCGCGTTGAGCGGAGCGGTCTGACCAGTGTAATCGTTCAGGGCCATAAGTGTTTTCTTGAACGCCCGCCGGGATCGGCGTTATCATTGATGGCAACGTAAGACGATAAAACCCAATCGTGCAAGATTTTTCTTTCATCTATGCCAATTGATGCCCAAGGGCGGTGGTCCCCGTCTGTGTTCCCCAAGCAGGCAGAATTGATGCAGCAATGCACCCCAGGACCGCAAAACATGATCTTGGTGAACGGTCCCCGGCTATCAGGAAAGACCTTTGGCTGCGCCCACGTGGCTCCCCAGCACGCCTGGACAACCGACCGGGGCAACATCTGCCTGTTGACCATCACCCAGTCAGTCGGCATTGATAGCGGTATCTGGCAGCATCTCACTGAGATATTTCTACCTGAGTGGATTGACGACGGTAACTTTGGCATGGAGTGGGTGCGGAAGCCTTATATCCAGAGCGTGACGAAAAAGCCTGCCTGTGAGGTTTCCAACATGTACGGCAACGTGACCCGGTTTTCTTTGGAATCCCTGAAGAACGAGGAGGAGGTTGAAGCCCGATTCAAGGGCAAGTCCTACTCGATGATCTGGGTCAACGAGTTGAGCAAGTTCAAGCACCGCAAGACCTTTGACACGCTCAAGCAGTGCTTGCGTATGCCGCACCTGAGATTCGACCAGCATTTGTTTCTCGCGGACACGAATCCGGACCTTGACCTGGGCGAGCAGTCTTGGATTTACAAGCTCTGGTACGAGTTCCGCCAGGGAGACAAGGAGGTCTGGGAACGGCTGTATCCCGGCGTGTCCCCCGATGTGCTGGAGCCACTGCGCGACTCGCTCAAGCTGATTGAGTTCACGGTTGACGACAACCTTTCGCTCGACGACCGCAGAAAGAAGCAACTCATGGCGGACTTCGCGCACGACCAGGACCTGATGGCAGCTTACTTCTATGGCCGATGGGTGACGGCCAGCAGCGATGCGCTGTTCTTCCGGGTGTTCCGGCCAGACTTCCATTGCGTCGGCGAGTTGGAGACGGCCACAAACCCGACGCCAGAAATGCTTGTGCCGGAGCCGAACTGCTTCGAGCTTATCACCGGACTGGACCCCGGCGGAACCAATTGCGCGGCCAGCATCATCGAGAAGACCTACCGGAAGGAGGGGGACAGAGACGTGCCGGTCATAAAAGTCCTGGACGAGCTTGTCGTTGTAGATGCCGACTTTGACCTGAACGACTTTGTGGAGGAACTGGTCCGACGGTTGGACTACTGGGAGGAGGTCTTGGAACGCAAGGGCAAGACGGCTTGGCGGCATTGGTCAGACCGGTCAGCCTTTGACATGAAGGTTCCATTCTCAGACCGCTATTGGCACCAGCACATATTCCAAGCGAGCGGCGGAAGGATTGCACTAATGGCTGCGGAGCGTGGCAAGGGCAGCGTGAAGGCGCGCATTGACCTGTTCCGGAAGTTGCTCTATGAAGATCGCATCTTCATTTCCAGAACACGATGCCCGAGCACTATCCAGATGTGCAAAAGCCTAAAGCGCGGATCGAGCCAGGTCGCGCCGATCCAGAAAGGCTCTCCACACAAGCACATATTCGACTCCCTAACCTATGCTGTAGCCAGTGAACTATACGATGAACTCAACCGCGAAATCATGCTCAACCTGCGTAACCGAAGACAAGAATCCGAAGGCACCCTTGTCAGCATTGGGCTCTAAGCTGCAATTGTGCGGGGCGCTCCTGGTCGCTGCGGCGTTCAGTGAGGTTGGCTCCGCTGAGGGGTGGCGCCGCATCTGGCGCGCCCTATCGCTTTGGATCGGCCTGCTTCAGGTCAAGAATCAAGCTCCGCCGTCACTTGCCGCGAGGCGCATTGCCAAGTGCTCTACGTGCCCACTGTTGTTCCCGCCCCTGTTCACGTGCGGGAGCCCGCTACGGAACGACCTAAAAGACTTGAAGCCCCAACCGTGCTGGTGCAACATGTATTTCAAGGCAACGGCAAAAGATGCGACGTGCTACATTGACGAAAACTGCGAGCGAGACAGCGCCACCGCCGGGCTCGGCTGGGGTGAATAACCCGCCAAGCAAGCCGGAAGTGGGCAGGATGAGCGTTGCTGAAAGGCGCGCATTCCGGGAAGCCCTTGGACCGATGCGCGAAACCACTCGCATTCCCCGCCCGATTACCACCGAACGCGCCGCGCTGCTGGACAGCACGGCTCTGGCGCTCAACAAGGTTGAAGATGCCGACCGGATCGTCCTCAAGGTCCGGAATACGCTGGGGCTCCCGATGAAGAAATGGAATGACGCCAAGATGCGCTCCATTCGGGAACTGGGCCAGTATGAGTACATGAAGCTCTGTGCCCGCGTTCTGTTAATCACCGGATTTTCTTCGGTCGAGCAGATCGAAGAGGCTCTCATGCTTGGAAGGAAGATGCTCGCGGATAAGACCATTGCCCCGGAGCATCGCATCGCCGCCGGAACGATGGTGTCGAAATGCGCGCAAGCGCTTACCGAGATCAGCCGCGAATTACTGGTCCTGGCTGAGCGCGGTTCGGACAAGTCGAGCGAGCCATCATCCAGGCCAAGGAATCTACCGCCCCAGGTAGCCGTGCAGGTCAATGTTGCCGGAGCGCCTTCTCCCGCTTCGGCAACTCCTGCCGTTTTTACTGCCATAACTGGCAAAGGATAGCTCCCGCATTAGATAGTTTGTCGGATACGGCATCAAATCCATTGCCTATCCGGCGGACTCGGGCTTATTGTCCCGCTAGATCAGCGCTGCGCCGTGTGGCGCGCCGCAAGAACACTAACGTCAATAGGCCGTTTTACTTGTATGAGCACTTCGTATTCACCGGCAGCCGGACTTAATCGGTTCACCACAAAACTCCCCCCAGAGGTCAGGCCCTGCGCGCCGCTCTTTGGAAACGCCTCGCCGGAAGGTGTCGTTTCGGCCAATCCAGGCACACTGTTTACCAATCTCACGACAGACGAAGTCTGGCTGAAGGTGTCCGGGGTATCAGAGGTTGGCTGGAAGTTAACTGGAGTTGCCGGACCGTCAGCGACTGGCTCCAGCGGGACAGCGCGGCAGGTTTTTTACGGTACCGCCATTGACCCAAATGGTGTGGTAACAGCCCAGGCACCGGCCTACTACTACTCGACTACAGACCAATCCCAGTGGGAGAAGACGACCTCAGACAATGACGCACAGGGGTGGACAAAGTTCCTTGGATAAGAAGCACGTCTTGGGAAAACCAGATAGCGAGCACACTATGAAAAAGGCCATTCTATTCTTGCTGGCGATTGCCGCAGCGTCCGTATTTGGAGCCCAAAAGCCTCCAATCATATACAGCATCTATACGACCGGGACAGTTGCCCAAGTTGACGCGCATGTCGCAAGCGCCGCCAGCATTCCGGCTGGGGTTATTACCAACAACCAGACCGGAGTGGTGTTAAAGCCTGGCATCCTCGACGATGACCGAGCGGCGCTGACGGTTACGAACGGGGATAGTCGCTACAACCAATATCTCATCGTGGGCGGGAATGCGCAGTCGTCGCCGTTTGCGTTTGCGGCCTACGACAATGGGGTAGAGGTGGGGGGATTACAGTGGGGCGACGGCCAGATCGGCTCGGGGTTTTTTGGGGACGGGGCCAACCTGTTCAACCTAAACGGGGCAAATCTGCAACCCGGGACCGTCAGCAGCAACGCGCTGGACACAGCGACGAAGGCGCAGTTGGCGCTGGCGGGCACGGGAAACGGAACGCGGCTGACGGTCGGCACAAACACATTTGGCATCCTAAGCAACTACATTGCCGGGGTTTACTCGCAGACAACGAGCCTGATAATCAAGGGTAGCACCAACACGATTGCGAACGGGGTTTACGCGCAGGTTTACAGCAATTTTGTGGACGACGTATCTACTGGACTTTGGACAAACGGCAACGGCGTTTGCATTACCTACTTCAATGACGGATTAGATACCATCACAGTAATCACAAACTCTGCTGGGGCAAAGATGTTTCAGGACGTGCCGGGCGGTTTTCTTCCGGGCTTCCCTCCCGGTGTCAATCTCTACGCAGTTGGCAACGGCATTGACGGCACGATGGGCTGGACAAGCAACACGGTTGCCGAACCGTATTGGGAGCTACAGGGCTGGCAAGCTGACACCAACTTTTATGCCGGGGACATTCATGCTAAAGTGATTTACGGCGACTTGTCAGGTGCGTCTAACTACCAATTTACTGCGGTTGGCGGGGTGCAGACTTCAAACCTGCTTTCGACAGTGAACATCAATGAGACGCTGCGGCATTCATTCGCCGCGCCTCCGATGGGCTTCGTGGGAGGCGAGCTGCTCAACAGCACAGAGGCGACAGCAATCGGCAGGGCGCGTTATCTCTACACCAACGGGCTAACCGCGGCTGGCTACAATCTCGTATGTCTGGACGCTGGCTGGGCAGACCGCGATGCAAACGGGATTCCTATTCTAAAGACGAACCTTTACCCAAGTGGGATTGCGTCCCTGATAAATGCACTGGCTACAAATGATTGTAAGCTTGGTCTCTATGTCAGCATGTTTTGGCCTTACGGGGAGTTGAAGGTGTACGAAGCAACAGCCTATCGTGATGCCTACACGCTCGCAAGCTGGGGCATTGGCTGGCTTAAGTGCGACGGCGGACAGAGTAGCGATATAATCCCCGAAGCGAAAGCTAGACATATCGGAGAACTGTTGGCCGCTGGGCTAGATGCCGGGGCGGCAGATAAAGGTTATCCTCCGGTATTCTTCCATTTCAACATGCCCACCAACCGGCTCGATTCAGTCAAATTCGCCAACGGGTATTATGCGACCCAACCAGTTAAGGACGCGACTGGCAATGGCGACTCGGTTGTTACTCCGGCGTTTAAGGCCTTCCAGTCGTTATATGCCTTCGTCACTAATGCGCCAAACATTACAGGCCGGGGCGTATGGCCGAGCATCTTGAACGCCGGCGACGGGTCTGGCTATGCCTACTGGGACACTAACTGCGCGAGGGTCAACATGGGCCTGCATTGCTTGGAGCCGTGGGTATTACTGATTGGAGATGGCCAGCTTGCCGGGACGCACGCTTCGCACATTGGAATTTACACCAACCGCGAGGCCATCCGAATCAATCAAGACCCCGCTGTTGGCGGTGCTCAATGGCTTTCAACGAACTGCGTGACGATTACCAATTCTGCGAGCCAGAAAGCACGCTGGCGCAGAATGGCCAACGGCGATATTGCGGTTGGGTTATGGAACTGGAACACGAACGCGACAAGCCTGTTCACACTAAACCTTACCAAGTTGCCGTTCATTCAAACCAACGTGGCATACGTGCTGCGGGTTTTTGACAACGTGGGCCAATTGGTCACTAACAGCTTGGATACGGTTGTAAATACGAACGGATACAACCTGCTCAGGATTAGCAGGAATGCGACGATTTACGACGGCGCAGTCCTCACCAACGGCGCTTCGTTCGCGGTTGTCATACCGAACACCATCACATCCACCAACGCCAATGTGGCCAATACGATGCTGGTTTTGAACGGCGCGCAGAACGGGACGGCTGGGAACGTCCTAGAATATAAAACGAACAACGTCAGCAAGTTTTCAGTTACCACGGCAGGCGGACTGACACTTGGAAGCACGATCAGCATGGGTACCGGGGCAATATCAATCGGAGGACAGTCGACAATTGGTGGTGTCTCGGGAACAACTTACTTGTATTCTGGCGGTACTTCTAAGATGTCCATTGGCTCTACGTTGGTAACTATCTACACCGCTCTGTCAGTTACCAACGGACTCACAATTTCCAGCAACTCCTGGGCGAACGTGCCGAGTCTTGCTCCCGGTCAAAACTTCTACTGTTCGTCAAACGGCGTGCCGCATGTGATTTGGTCTGACGAGGCGGGAACGTTATACACAAACAGGCTAGTGCCATGACGTTTGCCGCAAAACTCTTTTGGCTTGCGCTGTTGCTGGCTGGCATTTGCCTGCTGGCACAGCGCAGTCATGGGGCTGACACGGCGGATATGGTTCCGCGTGCGGTTGTGATAGTGCCAAGTGTGCGGACCTATCACTGCGCGGCGACAGCAACGGGAACCAATGGGCTGGAATCGGACTACAGCACAGAGGCGGTGCTGGTGGCGAGTAACCGGGTGGAGACTGTGAGCTGTGCGTGGGATGCGCCGGCGGGGTCGAATGCGATTGCGTTCTACACGCTTTACCAGGGCACGGAGGCTGGTTGCTACACCAACAGCGTCACAACCACAAACACGCAGGCCACCATCCGAATCAGTCCGGCAGTGCCGACAAATTTGGTGTTGACGATTACAAGCGTCGGGCTTACAAACATCGCATGGCGAGACGGATGGAAGGGAAGCTGGCGGTTGCTAGGCGCTACAAACCTCTGTGTAACAAACCCCGTCGCGACCAGTCTCCGCCTGTACCGTGGCCTTGGGCGTCCTGCAACACCCGTGAAGAGACTCTACTTGCAATCCAGACTGCAATAAATGGCATCGTCTATGACAACCCACACGCACGCAAGACCGGCTACCCCCGGATGTTCGAGGGGCATGTCCTGCTTGGTCCGGGCGAGTTCCTGTCGCAGCGGCAGCAGGACATCTGGCGGCAGTTGGCACTGTCGGAAACCACGAAGGCAATCGCACTGGCTATGAACCTGAAACCAAAGACCGTCGAGTATCACCGAGTCTGCCTGCAACGGCGGCTGGGCGCTGGCAACGTAGCGCTGCTAACCCGTGAGGCAATCGCGACTGGGCTAATAGAATGAACAAATCTGAAAGGAGCGGCATACGTCTGTGAGCATGGAAAGAATCGCCGCATTACATCGGCAGCTAGACGGAAGCATGAGCATCCTCAAGCTCCGAGAGTGCGGGCAAATTGTGAACATCGGACCGAATGTGTTTGCGGGCACGAACGCGACGG